TATAGCTGATTGTTCCCTTTGGAATTTGGGTGGTAGAGATAGAAGACAGAAGAAACATAAGAACAGTCCCCTTCGATCTAGGTTAATTATGATGCCCGATGGAATACCGAAGATTATTGGTCTTTCATTCGCGTCTAAAATCTATGATGGTATGTCCCGACTTAATTATGGGAATTACAAAAATGAATGTCAGCTTGGACGTAATGACTTTCATGGAAACTTCTTAAAGTATGAGGAATTCTTCCGGAAAAGAACTGGTGTAAATGTTCTTGAGGCTGATATTTCAAAGCACGATGCTAATACTAATGAAGTGACGATGGTAAGTGCGTTCTCGATGATTCGTTCTTGTTTCCCAGAATCCAATGAGATTGATAGAGTGTTTTTATATATGATGTCTGGTACGATTTTTAAGAATGTTGTAATACCGGGTAGATTTATATATAAACTTACAAAGTCGATCCCATCTGGGACTCCTTTTACTTCTATTTTGACTACACTTGTGAATTGGATAAATTGGTCTGCTGTTATTAGCAACACTTGGCTAGATCATTTAAATAATGATTTCCATCTTAATCTTTTTGGTGATGATACGATTCTTTCGCTGCCTGATTATGTGCAGCGCACTGAAGAGTGGTGGATTAAAGAATTTAAGAGTATATGTGGTTATGATTTAGATCCATGTAAGATATTAACTTTCCATGATCCAGTTTGGACTAATAGACCATCATTCCTTAAGACTATACCGAATTATGGTTTACCTGCTAGATTGACTAAGGATATGTATATATCGGTTTCTTTTACTAGACGGCGCAATCGTGGTTGGTCTGGTTATTATAAGCAAGCTACTGTAATGTGTTATTCTGCTCCTTTTAACTTTGATTTAATTAATTTCGCTTTGAATTTGAGAAATTGGTGCTGTAATTTTATGTACTCTGATTCACCACTATTAAATTCATTCGAGCGAGATAAAACACGTCAACGTAAGAATGATGCTATAACATATAAATTATTATCAAGAAACTATCTGTGCCCGCGCACATATGGTTATGACGTTACGAAGAACGTTGATTTGGGTAACAAACCTAAATGTGTCCAAGATGGTTATAATATTAAGTATACTGAACTACCTGCATCTCTTAAGTTCTTATACACTTATGAACGCAGTAAACGTTAAGTATATCATAGGTTCATATGTATCCGTAGACATTATATACCTCTAGCTCTATGTTAGAGAGAATATATCTACTATGCATATGTCACGGCATATCATATAATGACCCAGCCGTGGAATATATATAAGTATATCTTATATATATT